TTACATATTTATAATGAGTGGATCACCAATAAAATCTAAGCTATTTAATAAGAGGGTATTGAACATCCTCAAGGATAGAGTGGGTGATTACAATGCGTTTAAAGAAGGTGCGCTCAATGCTAAGCCGACTAAACCTTTTAGAGATGTTCTTGAAGCTCATGATAACTGGGAATCATTAACTGAAAGTCCAGACAGAAAGAAACTTCTAAATGCGATTGAGAGCGTTAAAGAGAAGAAAGACACTCCATTAAAAACATTCTTGCAAGACAATAATGCGTTCATTGACTTGAATGATCTAAGAGATGGATTCTACGCACAGAATGATTTCCAGATGAATGATATTATGTTGGTGTTAAAACCTACTGCATTTGGAGGAAAGTCTAACCACTCAACGTATGAGAACGATATCTCTGGAGAAGTTATTGGTGTTCCAAATAAAAAAATCAATGCATACGACTTAATGCCAGAGGATGTAAAGCAGAAGTATTCTGACTCAATAACAGAGTCTCAGAAAGCACAAGTTGTTGCCCCTTACGGTATTGGAGTTAAAGGTATCTCTTCAAGAAAACAAATCGTGGGTAAGAAAGCTAGACTTTCACAAGAAGCTAGAGACAATTACTACCAAGCTATAAAAATTGAGAAAGATGGTAAGACTCCTCAAGAGATTAGGCTTCTTACTGGATGGGAGAGAGGAAAGGATAAGAAGTGGAGATACGAAATATTCGATGGTGAGGCTGATTTTGCTCAACCATTGAAAGATCTTCAGACGTTTAAAATGCATAAGCTAAAGGATGTCTTGGATTTCCCTGAGCTGTACGAATTGTACCCAGACGCTGCAAACATGCAGTTTCAATCAAACCCCAATCTAAACGCATACGCACAATATCAAGAACAAAATGAAAGGATAGTTATGAATCCAAGCCTATTTAGTCGTAAATCTAAAGAAGCTATATCTACTTTACTACACGAGGTTCAACATGCTATCCAAGAAATAGAGAGTTTTGGAAGAGGAGTTAACACTAGAGATGCTAAGGATAAGCTTACAGATGCTTTCTTATATACAAAGTACACAAAGCTAAATCCATTTAGAAAGTTCCGTGAAATATTAGGACTTCCATTTACTAGCACTGAAACGCTAAATAAAGCTATGGAAGATCTTAAGAGAGTTGCTGATAAAAGCGACTTTGAAGTTTACAAAAGAGCTTCTGGTGAGGTTGAGTCTAGAAATGTAGAAGCCAGAAAAAATATGACTGAAGCGGAGAGGCTAAAAACATTACTTAGCGAAACTGAAGACATTTCTAGAGAGGAGCAGTATATTGTTAGAAAGCAACAGGTAACCAATAACGAAATTATACAAAGAGCTAAAGAGGCTGGTATCAGCGATGCTGCAATAAGAGAATACCTAAAAGAAATAGGAATGTCTCCTGAAGCGGCTGATAGAGCTGTGAAAAAGTACAATGATAAGGTCAGACTTGAGGCTCAAAAAAAAGAAGGTATAAAGGTTATAGATAATAAGACATTAAAAGGTTTAGACAGGATACTTAAATTCTTAACCTCAGCAAGAGCTTACGCTCCTAAGAGTATGCAGGTTGCTAAGGAATCTAGAAATGGGTATATTGAATCCAACACAAAAAAGGCGAAGTTAACCCTAAACAAAATTGAAAAAGAAATCAAGAAGTATAAAGGTGACAAGGTAGCGTTAATGTCTGATGTAGATGCGTTCTTGAGGGGTGACGAAAGCGTTTCTCTTCCAGATAATGTACAGAAAATTGCAAACCAAATGCGAACACATATAGATACACTATCTTTATCATTATTGGAGAGTGGTGCTGTGTCAGATGTTGCGTTTGACGATCTTACAACAGCTCAAAAGAAAGAGCTTATAAAACAATTTGAAACAGAAGAAGAAGCTAGAAATAACTATAACACCTCAAAACAAAATGTCTTAAATAATATTGGATCATACTTAACACGATCATACGAGGTTTACAGTAACAAGAATTGGAAAGATAAAGTGGCTCAAGAGGTTGTTGATAAGGCAAAGAACTATCTTAAGGAACAAATGAGACCAGCTGCCGAAAAGCAAGCTAAAGAAGAGAATAGACCTGTAGAGACAGTTCTTCAAGAAAATGTTGACGCATTGGTTGACAGTCTACTGGACAGAGATCAAGCTAAAGCGTTTATATCAAACGCAAACGATGCTTCTAAAAACTTAGGTATACTTAGAGGTAGAAAAGATATACCTGCTGAACTTAGAGCTTTGATGGGTGAATATACTTCGCCAGCTATGAATTACATCATATCTGTAAATAAGGTTTCTGCACTTACCGCACAACAGAACTTCTTGAATAAGATGAAAGAAGTAGGAGAAGGTGTATTCTTTTTTAAAGACGATAAAACGAAAGGTTTTAAAACAAGGATAGCAGCAGAAGGTTCCGAGACTATGAATCCTTTAAATGGTATGTATACAAGTCCTGAGATCGCTGAAGCATTAAAAGGTGGTTCGGTTATAGGTGTAAATCTAGGTCCACTACAATCAGCCGTTGACTTTTACTTAAAATCTGTAGGTCTTGTTAAGTATAACAAAACTATACTATCTCCAGGAACACACGCAAAGAACTTCTTGGGTAACATGTTCTTCATGTTAGCAAATGGTCACATAGACCCTAGGGATTATTACAATTCAGCGAAGGTTGTTGGTAACGACTTGTTTGGAGGGAAGAGAGAAGATCTCAATAATAAATTGCTTGAATATATTGAAGCTGGTGTAATCAACCAGAGTGTAACTCTCAGAGACCTTAGAGACATGATGTCTGGCAAAGAGAATCGAGTTGATAGTATGGAAGACTTCGAGAAAAGGATGATGCAGAGATTTAACAAGCCAACATGGTCGAAGTTAAAGTCTAAGCCAGAGTCTTGGTATCAAGCGGAAGATGATTACTTCAAGATCCTTGCATACGAAGCTAACAAAGCAAGATACTCAAAAGCATTGTTTGGAAAACCATTCGATCAGCTAAATGATAAACAAAAAGCTGAAGTTAAAAAAACAGTTACCGAGATAGTAAAGAACACGCTTCCAAACTATGACAGACTACCAGAGGTTAGAAAACTAATGAGAGCAGTTCCATTGGCTGGGACATTTATATCATTCCATATTGAAGCTATTAGAACAGCGTGGAATACTTTAGATGTAGCTAGAAAAGAACTTGCAAATCCTAAAACAAGATCTATAGGTGTGAAAAGACTTTCAGGTATTATGGCGTTAATAGGACTTAAGGCATTTGTATTATCATCCCTAGGAATAGGTGACGAAGACGATGATATAGAAAAGTCAGTAAGAACATTCCTTCCATCATGGTCAACAAACTCTTATAAAGTTATAGAGAGTGCTGAAAATGGAGTTGTTAAATACAGAGACCTTAGCGCATCAGATCCGTGGGGTGTAGTAGACAGAGCTTTTATAGGATATATGTCTGGAGAGGACAGTATAGATGGTTTTATAAACTCATTAGATGAGGTGTTTGGACCGTTCGTTGAACCAGATATTTTATTCAATGCACTTTCTATAATTAGAGGTAAAGTTGACGAAGATCAACCATTCTCTCAAAATGCAGACATAGTGATGAAGGAGCTATATAAAGTATTGAGTCCTGGAGTTTTAACATCTGGAGAAAGAATATTTTTTGAAGACAAGAAAAGCCTTGTTGATTTAGTACTTGGACAAGAGGTTAGTATGAAAAAACAAGGTAGACTAAACGAGTTTATCGGTCAGGTTTCTGGGTACAAGACAAGAGAGGTGAAGGTCGAGGATGCTATATTCTTTAAGTTTAGAGACATAGCGAGCGCAGGTATAGGTAAATCATATCCAGGTAGCGCAAGAACCGCTGCTAGCTTATACAATAAAACTTGGTATAAAAATCAAGAGGGTGAAGCAACTGAAGAACAACTTCAGGCTGCATACGAGAAGTCTAACAAGGCTTACAAGAATGCGATGGATGAGGCTGTTAAGTATTATAAAGATGCACTAAAACTCGGAGTTACGCCTAGCATTATAGATGCCAAGATGAAGTCAGCAGGATTTAGAAAGCAAGAGATAGAGTCGCTATCACAAGGTGTGATACCTGAGTTGAAGCAGAAAGAGCCTGAGTTATCTGAGTATGAAAGGATGTTAAAAAAGAGGACTAGAAGGAGGAGATAAGGTGTATAATCCAAGCAGCTAAACCATTTATGTTTAGAACAACAAGATTCCATTGTTTTCTTGATGAGGTTTGTATTACAACAAATATAAACCCTATTATATAAAACAATGGATCTATAGTCCATTGCGCTGTTATAAGGAAACCACTTCCCATGTAACCAATCCTTGAAGCTACCTTTTGATATGAAGTTAGTTTGTTTTTGTATGCAAGCTGTCTGAGTAACCAATACTTAAAACGAAACTCACATTTTAAGCAGGTTTTCTTTTTTTGGTTCTTAAACTTTGCGTCAAGTTTTTGCTTTCCGCACTTATTGCAGGTTCTCATTGTCCTGCTTTAACTTGTTTATAGCTTTTTCGTAGTCAGGCATTCTTTTAATGGTCTCCATCATACCAACAACCATAGTAATCAATCTGTTGATCTTAACCTCTAGTGCGTCTACTCGACTTTGCTTTTTGCTCTTCATCTAATTTTTGTTGTAGTTTTCTTATTAAATTATAATCTGGACTGTCCTTTAACTTTTCTTTCAATATTCTATCTAACAATTCCATAATAAATTAAATCTTATTCTGTCATTCCCAATAATCCTCCACTAACTTTGCACTATATATTGCGCATGCAATACGCCTTAAATTATCCATAAATTCATCTAAGGTAAGATCGTCATGATTAGTCTCAATGCTAACCTTCTCATTGTAATGTTCAACTGTTATCTTCATCTAAATATATTTCAAGGGCCGCTAAAGCTCTCCAAGCAACCTTTCCAAGGTGTAACATACCATCGTCATCGATAGGCTCTTGTGAGTGATCTATGAGATGCCTAGCTAAAGCATCCGTGTGATCGAAGCTCTTACTCTTATCCCAATGTAATGGCTTTTCTGGATGATGTTGATCGTTACCAGCCTGACTAACTCTAGATACATACTTAAGAGCGTTAGGGAAGTACTTCATGACACCTGTGTATACAGGCATCTTTTTTCTATCTGTACCTGTTTCAGTTTTAGTATCTATTGTTGCGTTAGGAAATTCAATTCCCTCTGGAGTTTGTACCCAGTAGTAAGGACTATTTTTAACTCCTTCTTCTCCTTCTAACTTAAGTAATGTATTGCTGCTCATAATTAATATTTTAACATGTAAGCTGAAAACGTATAAGCTAATCCTACTAAAAATAACCCTACATAAAAAATTATAATTAAGAAATATAATATGTTTTTCAGTATATTTCTCATGTTTTAGTGACTTTATTATCTACTATTACAGATTCATTAGTTCATTAATACACACCTTGCCATCTATAATCACAGCACAACCAATAGCTGGCTTCTTTCCACGTTTAGCATATGCCATAGCATACGAATCGTGATCAATACCACATCCTACCTGCGATCCGAATATCTTAAAGTTCTGTCCTACATACCAATCTGTATAACACTGAGTGTGTAGATGGCCTTGAACTGTTGACATCATATCTGCACGACATTTTGTTCTTGCAGTTCCACCTTCACCATGTATGTATTGAACGTCATCGTAAACGACACGATTAACAAAATTCCATTCTGGAGTTCCTAATACATCCTTGTACTCACGTATCCATGCGCTTGGTATAGATGAAGTCTGTGCTTTACGCATTATGATTCTATCATGGTTACCTATTGTGACATCTGCAACAGGAAAGGCATCATACCAGCGAGCTATTTTTGATATAGCTAGGTTTAGTTCATCGCTTCCGCCCATCCCGTCTGCATCCGTCTCGTGATAAGAGCTATAGTGATTGTCTATCACATCTCCAATGAAAACAACTCGGTTACAGTTGTATTTTTTGAAAGTATCCTGACAGAACTGTAGGTATCCATCGAGACAAAACGGCTCATGCAAATCTCCTATTACTAGTATTCTGTTAGATTTCATTTTTAAAGGTTTCTGTTAAATCTTGTAGTATCTCTTTTATATTAGCTATAGTATCTTCTACAGCATTAAAATCCTCATCGAATAAAGCTTCGTAGAGGTCATCACAGAGATCTTGGACCATGTCCATCGTAGTGTTTATAAAACGTACTCTCTGGTGTTCATTATTCATGTCATTATAAAGGTATTAAAGAAATAAAAATAATGTTATAAAGTTATTAAAAAGTTATTAACTATCTGTGTTATATATAAAATATTTAGCTAAATGAGAAGTTTATAATCTTTTCAATGTCATCATATCCATATCCCACTTTATTGCTTTTTTCATGTTAATATAATCTAAAAATACATCTATATCGTTTATATCCTCAATAGAGTAAACTGTAAATGAGTCGTCTGACTCACCAAAAGTTTTTAATTCTAAAAACAATTTGTCGTCTATGCTAAAAGCCCAAGAATCGTATAGGTTAAATCCTGGGTGCCCTACCTCTGGTAACATATCAAACAATATCTCCTGAATGTATTCCTCGTATTGCAAAATTTCTACCGCAACCCCTGCGGTTATCTCATATTCCCCTATATACTTCTGTCTCAAAACCATATTTTTTTAATTCTTTTAATCTGTACTCCTGGATTTTCGAAGTCTTCCCTTTGGGAGTCTTGACCTCCGAGAAAATAACTGGTGTATTCGGAGGTATAGCCACAATATCTGGTATTCCATTCTTGTTAGTTTTTATTAATTTAATAACGTAATATCCTTCTGCCTCAAGCTGATCTATACGTTTCTTCTGTATCTGTTGCTCCGTCATGCGTATCCCAAAGATTTTTTTCTGATAAGTATTTAGGGTTCATAAGTGGAAGGTAAAAACAACATGGAATCTTGTTTATATAAACAGTATTCTTAATCATTCCTAACGTTTTTTCTTCCATATAGAGCAAATTTAATCATTTTTTTTTAAAATATCAGCGGAAATGTACATTAAATCTATAGTTTTTTACCATCTGCCAACACCGTTTCTAAAATGTTTTAGTGTGTAATCTTTCTTCTGGATCACAGATCTATAAACCTTACTCTCTATTCCTCCCTCTGCAAATATCCAGTATACCTTGTTATACTTCCTGTCTTTTGTAGTCATTCTATCTCTAGCTTGCCAATAACTGGTAGCACTAAAATCTATATTGTAGAACACAATGTGCTCAGCGTTTCGTAAGGATATACCCTCACGCCCAGATACTATTTGTAAGGCTATATTCTTGTTTGTTGTATTAAACGTATCTAAGTCCGTGCACAACTGATCTCCAAATATCTGCTTCAATGCATCAAGCTCAGCCTTGAACTTGTAGAACACGCCTATCTTCTGGTCATTGAATTTCCACTTAATAAACTCAGCTTTGCTGGTGTCAAGAACAATACTATTTCCAGACTCAAACTTTACCGTACCACTATACATCTGATGAAGCTTAGACATCAGCTTCACGCCCGTATCAGCCAATATAACCTCATCATCCATCTCCACAACCAAATCTTTCTTTAGCTGCTTACACAGATCGCCAGTATTCACTCTCACGGTTAGGATCTCCTCTTCAATCTGAGACTCAAACCCTGCCTGCTTCTGCGTGTAAGATATCATGTATGGCTTCATAAGATTATTTATACTCTGCTTACCTCCAGAATAATCAGTAACCATAAAACCATTTATCCGCCTTTGAGTTTTATTAACGTGATCATCACAGAACCTGTAGAAATTTTTATACTTTCTGAATGGGTTATTAGGGATACCATACACCTGATGGTACATTTGACTATAACTTTCAGGCGTTGGTGTCCCAGACAACAAACAAACAAAAGAATTTTTTATCATTGATGCAACCTGCTTAGCTCTCTTACTTGGCTTAGGAAATGCACTAAGAGTATGAGCCTCATCAAGTATTATCATGTCAAAGTCTCCCTCGACCTTGTGTATAGATTCATAGTTTATACAAGTCATTTCATAGTTTGGAGAAAGCAATTTGTAATCACTTTCTATACTAGATATAGCCTTCTTCTTGGTTAAAAATAATAATCTTTTTATTCCAAGTCTTTGGGCCAAACCGAGGCTAGTAAGCGTTTTACCAGTCCGTACTTCCATCGCAAGATACACAAAGCGATGTAAATTAATAACATTCCAAGCATGCTCAATTATTTTATTTTGATAATCTCTGAACTTCATCTTTTAATTGTTTTATATAATCCCTAAGATCAATACATTTTTCATAGTGCTCATACTCCTCCAAAACCTCTAAAGTAGACTCAGCAGCCTCCATTCTTGATTGATGGTCTATGTATGGCCAGTTAGATACATCTACAAAGAATCCAACATCTATTTCAGATACAATCATATAGTATGGGTCTTCATTTAGAATGATAACCCTGTAAGTATTTAATGCTACATCAATTTCATCCATATTTGTTTCTTAAGTATCTGTAAGTATAATTCAAGTGATTGTATGCATCAATATAGCTAGTAAATGTCAATTCACTCAACGTTTCCTTACTGTCGAAACGTCTGCCATTTAATATAGTCCAATCCTTCCCTTCGGTAGTTATCCCACCTCTACGGACCGCTATCTTAAACAGCCCGTTAGCTTCATAGTCCTCCTTAGTTTTTTTGATAGATAAAGGAAGTATATACACCTGAAAATCATTTTCAATACACCATTTGAAGTCATCAAAATTCAAGCCCTGGGATAACTTCTTGTTGTTCTTTTTTCTCTTCATACTTATCAGTTTTGAAAATTATCCATCTACCCTGCCTTGAACGACCTTCCTCCACAACTACATCACTTCTATAATCTCCATAGTAGTTCAACCATTTGTAGAAAGCTGTTCTAGATATGGTTCTCTTACCATTAGGAGCAAAATCTGGATTGTCGTTGATGAAGTCCATGTACAATTCATCCTTAAATATTTTGGCATCAGCAACAACTAAGTCACAAACTTTAGTACCCTCAACAAGACCAACCCATTCAATGAACTCATGACATGTGTCAGCGGCAAGTCTTTTTATAGCTGTGTTCGAAGATACTGATTGAACTAATCCTGTTGACAAGTATTTTTTAAGATTGCTAACCATATAGTTGTCGAAAGCGCACCATTCATCTTCGTCCCACTCATCAAAAAATCTCTTACCAAACTCATCTACTGGTGTAAAATCTTTGGTGTAAAATTGCTTCAACTCCACCTCAAACTTACGTCTCATGAATGAGTTACCTCTACCACGGATAGTGTAATTTGTAGTGATGACAATCTTAGGAGAAAACTTGAATGGTATCCTAATAGCATCTTTGTTCTTCTTCTCAATAGTAATACCCTCAGTAATGGCAGAAAACAGCCTCTCAAAGTCAAAGCCCTTCTTTACATCATCGAATGATAGAACCTGAGTATCAGTATTTATAGTCTGGTATGCAAATGGCTTGTCGAAAGAAAACGCCTTACCATCGATCATAGCAACCTTCTTCATCATACTTATGCCCTGAACAAACAATCCTTTACCTGTACCACCCATTGGATTGTCACTGATAACCTCATCGTTAAGTATTACAGATGGACAGAATCCTGGATCCTTGTATCCACTCATAAGGAATCCTATTGCAGATTCAAGAGACTCAACCCTATTATCATCATCTCCAGATATATTTCTTACAAAATTCTTGAAGTCACATTCTGTAGTTTCACAAAAGTCAAAATCTCTATCAATAACCTGATCTTTCCAAACATACCCATCCAGATCAACATAGTCAACCATTACAAGATCATCTACACAAACTTTTAGTGCACAGTTTCTAAAGTAGATAAATGAAAAATCTTTATCATCCTCAACAAAATGGACATCCACTGTATCAAGCAGAGATAAAAAATCCTCCCTAAAGTATCGTGTCTTGTCAGCAAAGAAGTTATAAATGGATAGATCATCAAACTCTTCTAAATATCCAAGAACAAAATCCTTTATCTCCTCCTCCGAAGCACGCTCGATAAGGTTATTAGTAACCTTTACAAACATATACTTCCTTGAGTCGTGTGGAGCAAACTTATAAAATCCTCTGTGTTGCAAGAATTCCTTAAACAAGTAGTGCACAATACTAATAGCACCACGTTCTGATTTTAACCAAAATCTCTTTATGGAAGAATCTTTTTCAAGATTATTTACAACAGCTTTGACTATAGAGTCATCTACATCAGAAACCGACTCTTTGATAGAATCAACAGATCCACCACTGTTTATCTTCTGGCGAATCTTAGACATCCTAGCATCATCTTCGTAGTACTTAGTACCGTGAGCCATTACATCCCTGTAAGCAGAGTCTATAGTTGATTTTATCTCGGTAGGAGAAAATCCATTCGATGCATAGTTGTTTAACACATACTCAGCTAAAGATTTATTGATACCATACTCATTCAAAGCAGCCGCAAGTATGAAGGCGTTGTTATTTCTCTGGCCTTCAACCATTGGATACTTCTTGGTCCACCATTTGATGAGTATCTCTATAATCTTATTGTCATCCGTAATAGGTATCGTTGGTCTATCTTTAATTTTGTCGATTGGTCTATAATCATAATCAGCCATCTTAGTCCAAACCTCAGAATCCATATTGATATAAATGTCTGGGTCGTAAGACTCATAACAGACACGGCTCACATTTTTTGTAGATATATCAAACTTATCTGAATTAAAATGTTCACCAAGAGCATCGAAGTAACGCTTATGGTTTTCGATATCAGATGGTATCTTAATGATAACCTTAAGTCCATTTCCACTTGGACTAATAAAGGCAGACATCACGTGAGGATCAGATGATATAAGATCCTTGTCAGACAGCATAGATTGTTCACTCTCATAACCATCGAAGTCTAGACATATCAATCCACTGTGATCAAGTATAGCATCGTCAGATCTTTTGCTAAATGTACCAGAGAAACATATCGCTGGTAACTCTTTCTTAAGATCATTTCGCTTGGTCTTGTCCTGTTTTTTTCTGATTGAAGATATAAGATCTTTGTGCTTGCCTTCACGTACACGATCAAGAACAAAAGACACATCCCTATGGAATGGTGTGTATATCTCCCTTATGTTTTTAAATATAGTTATTTTCATAGCATTTTAATAATAGCATCTACACGTAACTTAAGTATTGAAATTTTCTCAGAAGGTACTCTGCGTATAGATGATATAAGCTCTGATGCCTCTGTGTTTTCTATTTCGTTCAAGTTTAATTCAGCTGCAAGGTTATCGTACTTCTCTTTTAACTCGTTGTATTGAGATGTAATCCTGTCGATAGTATCCTGCGATGTTTCGTCGAATGTATCTTCATCAATCACAAACTTTTTGAGCAAGTAAACTCTGTGAGAATTCATTTCCTTGTAGTGACTTTTTATGTAAGGAAGCACATTTTTAAGTGAGTGTATTACTGTAGCATGGTTTCTTCCAACAGACTTTCCAATAGCATCCATACTACCGAGTAATAATTTGTTATATGCTAAATCATAAAAGATAGCTCTCGCTAATACATGATCATTATCCCTGCATTTTGACCGCAAGTCTTTACCCGTTTCTTCCGAAACAATATCTACTAACCTTTCTAAATTCATTTTCATTGGATTTTAATAAGAGTTGAGGGAGGACTTGGAATTTTAAATAAGTACAAAATGAAATTGCCTCCCTCTCTCTTAATTTAACTAAAAGTCTAACTCTACTTCCTCTATCTCTTGAAACTCCTCTTTTTTAAAGTACGAATCAAGATAGGTTTTAAGTTCAGACGCTACAGAATCAGCTTGAATAGAATCTTTTGCATTCAACTTAGCTCCCAAAGTAAAATCTGGTGTGCTGTACTTGATACTACCCTTCTTCTGATCTTTAGCTGACTTAACCTCTATCCATTGATTATCTACAAGGTTCTTGTTAGCCTCCATAAAGTCGGACCACTCACGGACAACTGCACCTTTGAATGAAAGGTTTGCGATTGTTCCGTCTTCCAGCATTACGTAGACAGATCTGTGGTACTTACCTCCAGCGTTAGTAATATCCTGCTTGATATCTTTATAGATACCCTCTGCGATAGTACCGCCTTTGAAAGCTCGTACAGTCATAGGCTCACTACCAATGTAGTACACCTCGTTAGAGAAGATACCGCTTTGACTTGCATCGTTCCAACCTTTCACTGTATGATAGTGTTGTAGGAATACAAACTTTAGTGGTAAATCTACCTTAACATTCTCTCCAGCTTCCTTGTCATAGTAGCTGAAAGATTTGTCATTTGACTTCCAGTCCAAATACTTGGACGTTGGGTTAGAGCTAGTGCTCTTCTCTGTGTTGTGGCTAATTCTTGCCATAATAAATAAATGTTTAAATTACGATCATCTTACCCTGACCGCTTGGGTTTTATTTTAAGTCTTCATTAATTACCTCTGCGATTTCTTCGTAGTCTACTAAGTTTATGAAAGTAGTAGCGTAATCTTCCATAAGGTGACTACCGTTCTTCATTTCAAAGTTAGATAGTACTACATCACTTACAATCTCATTTAGTTGATTAGCGGTAACTAATTCATCGAAGGTAATATCTGCTAAGATATCATTAAATATTCTCCAAGTAGGGTAGCTCGACCACCCATTATATCTAGTGCTAGTATTGTTCATATTATTTATCTTTTATATGGGCTATGTGTTTTTATGACTAATAAAAGTCTTCATCTAGCACTTTATTCTTGATTAAGCTTCTGTATTCACAGGTACAATCCTCGTCTGTTAACTCAATTATAAATCTCCCATACTCGGTTAACTTGTTTAGTAAGGACTTAATCCTTGCCTCTTGAAAATCTACTAAATCTTTCATCTTGTTCTGTTTTTATAACACCTCGTTCATAACGTACTGCGTTACATCGTCCGTAGCTTCTGGTCCAAAGAACCTCTTCCACACGTTAACAGCCCTCTCTACCTTATCTCTCCCTCTCTCAAGGAACTCGTCACTACATGTGAACCTCTTCATCTGTAGCGTGTCCTTGTCTATCACAAAGAACTCAAAAGGCTTATCAAACATAGAGCTGTATATAAACGCTTGGCTGTCGTAGTTATACATCCTCGCCTTCGTCTTGAAGTTACCAATACCTGTAGATGTTTTTATGTCGATAATCTTATCATCCGTAATGATATCCGCCTTACCCTTGAAATCTACACCAAAGAACTCACCGATCATTGGGACCTCGTACTGTACACCATCTGAAAATATTTCTGATGAGAGTGATTCGTTATCCTTCATACACTGTATAGCTCTGTCTAAAGCCTCCTTCTCCTTTCTAAGTAGCATTAACCTACCTTGTGACTTCTCCTTGTAAATTTTTGTGTTACGACTTGATGCATCAACAATCTCAAAATCGTCCTTCTTGTGTGGCTCCAACATAGATACGTGGAAGTACCTCCCTTGTACCATTGGCAGCCTCTCTTCTTGAGGTTTTCCAAAATCTCTTGGATTAGTTAACAATAAACCTATGTTACTGTTAGACAGATACTTACGACCATAAGCTCCATAGTAGTGTTTGTCGTCCTGAAGTTTTTTAAGTATTGATTTCATTATATTTGTTTATTATGTTTTCTCTCATTGTTTTTAAGTAAGAAAATCTTTTGTGATTCTTACTGCCATTTAAGTTCTTCTTTATGGCTCTCTCAATCCTATCTAATGTCTTTAGATATTTTTTCTTGAGATGCTCCTTAACACCTATTGTGAAACTATCCATAACAAACTCTTTTGTAATGTCTTTATAAAATTCAGTCTCTGTAGAGTATATCTTTATACCATAATCGCCTCTTACAACCTTTATTCCCTTGTATATAACAGACTCATATTTCTTTGTATCTATAAACACAGAGCCAGACTTATTCCTTGCTTGTATCCATATCTGTTCCAGTGTTGCCATTGTAAAGGTTTTTGTTGTATGCATTTATCATTTCTTTATTGAATTCACTGATCATTTCTTTAAGTCGTATCTTATCACTGAAGTCTATTTCAGAATTACCATTATAAAGGTTTTTATTGAACTCATGTATCATTTCTTGGTATCGTAGTTGAACACCGAAGTGTGATTCAAACATATCATCTAGTAGTTGCTTTGTTCTGCTCATATTACAAATCTATTTAATTATTAACAATTACACAAGCTTTTTCTTAAAAAAGTTTGTCTCTCTATTTATTCTATTTTTTATAACGAAGAGATCGTATGCCTTCGCCGCCTCTTTTGGTGTACCATAAAGTCCAAATCTATATGTTGTTCCTTCATGACCGAATGTGCAAGTAAAGTAATCTTTACCAGATACTCTCTTTCTATGTACTCCCTTATATTTTATTTCCATTTTATTTTTTATAATTAGTAAAAAAAATCGACACAATCGACACAGTTATAGTTAATTAGTTGTTTATCAGTTAGTTACCCCGTGTCGATTGTGTGTCGATTTTTAGTTATCGTGTCGATTCTATATAGATTTTAACGTTCTCCCACTTTCCTCCAGTCATATCTTCATTAACGAGAAAGTCAATTCTCTTATTCCAACGCTTGTTCATTCTATCTTCGACACGCCATATTCCATCCATCTCTCCAGCACCCTCAATGCATACATATGCACCGAAAACAAACCCTAACTTTTCCAAATCTCTTGACACAGCGATCCATCTATGTCCTTGAGGATTTTCCTTGTTTATCTTCTTAAGTGATGCCGTTGTTAAGTAGTCTGCATTGGTCTGCTCTGGCACGGCATGATATATAGTTGCCGTAACAAAAACATAATGCAGAGCTACGATTATGATATTAAGGATAGTATATCTTTAAGTTGTATTGGATCGTTGAATACAACCTCATCGCCTCCTTCTCTACGCAAGGATGCACTCCTATCACTGATAAGGCGAAGAGTCACGTTGTCGTTTACCTTTACGCTGACGTCGTACTTGTTTATCACCAAGTCTAACATAGATTGAGTCTCGACGAAGTCTACTTTTGTAATGAAGTCCTGCACCATAGTGTAGTCTGGCTTACGACCTACCCAGTAGAAACATGTGCCTTTAGTTTTACCTCGTCTTTCTATTATCTTGTTGTTGATTAAAAAATCAAACTCCTCTTGAGTCAGTCCGTTTGATTCAACTAGTAATTTAACTGATGTTTTTGGGTTGTCGTTAAGAAACTTTCTTGTTTTTAATAGTTTATTTAACATAATTTAATTGGTTTTTTTGGCATAATCAAATGCCTTGTTATACATATCGTGGTTCTATATACTCTGCGAACAAGCCGTCCCACTTTAACTTGATTCGCAATGCCTCTATTTCAGTTTGTCTTCACTCCATTGTTTATAAACATTTGTAGAGCATCCAAGTTGTTTTCTACGCTATCTATCGGCTGATAAAATCCCTCGTGGAAGAATCTGTCCAGCTCTAACGGATCAATGTCAATTAGATCTGTTACTTTTAAGAATGCGTTTAATAATTTCTGTTCTCTCATAATCTATTGGTTTAACATTATCAAAATCTACTATCGAATTGCTTGGATACGTTTCTAATATCTTGGCACAAACCTCATCGCAAGCTTTAGATTCAGTATTGATGAGGTATCTGTTGCCGTTTACTATCATTGTATGCATGTTATCTGTGTATTATTTTTATAGAATTTAGTTTTATTACCAAGAACTTCTACCTCTTGGTATGGTGTTAGTAATTCTACACCTGCAAACTTTTCAGCTACAGATATATTATCGGTCTCAAAGAATATGTTATCTCTGTTTCCCCCTGTCTTAATCTTTACTAAGTATTTTTTCTGCATCTTCATATGTATCTGCTAAGTAATTTTCCATCTGGATTCTGTAATAATATGTTCTAAGAGAATATATCCTGTCGTTGGGCTTGCTGTTTTCCCACTCTGGCATGTCCCATCCCGAATGACGTAATGGCTTCCCATTTGTGTACTCAATCTCCTCTCCGAATCCTTGTTCTTCCTCCCAAGTGTACCAGAAATTTGGGATGTCTTTGGCTAACATGTCTAAAATATCTGGGTCAAGTGAATTCCAAGCCGTTGTGAAATAATAGTTGCCGTCTTCATATTCATTATCGTAGCAACCCCACTTCGTCCCCCAGTTAGCATTTGACCAATCGTACCAGTTGTTATGTCCATACAATTCTGTGATTCTGTCTGACTCTTCTATTGTGATGCTCCCCTGTGATCGAGTTTTTGTGTCCTTAAGTTCTTTAGGCATTGGCTTGTAGTATTGTGCAAGTCCTACCTCAGCTATCTCTTTTAGTTTATCGGCATACTTTTCTTCAACCGATATGTTACAATATACGTGGTTTGGCATTTTTAATTGTTTATTAGTTCATAAATTAAATCTACTACCTCGCCATCTGTGGCGTACTCGCCTTTAATATCTATAATGTGGTCGATAGCTTCAATAACCCTCATCATTCCAAATCCCTCTGCTTTTTCTTTTGAGTTTCCCAAGTTAATTAACTCGTATGCTTGTTCTTTCATAATTTAATAATTGTTTGTTAGATATGTGTTTAAAGCTAATTGCTGAGTCACGCTACCCTTGTATTGTTTTAATATATTCCTTACCCCTTCATCCTCCAAAGCTATGGATGGATTGATTGTATGCTCATTGCAGAGCCATATAAAATCTGATCTTGTCATATTAGTTTTGTTTTAATATATTCCCAAATATTTATCTCTTTTTTTGTGCCGTCGATAATTAATTTAAACTCATCCTTGCTGATACCTCCGAAGAGTCTATTCTTGTAGTTATCCTCAAGACTCCTTAACTTAAATTGAAGTGTAGTTATGTTTGCATTAATCTTATTTTTTGCTACATCATTCATATTAGTTATTGATTGTGTAGTTATACTTTGTTTTTCTTGAAAGAATAAACCTGCCTATAGTCTCTTGTATGTATGGTCTACCGTACTGGTCAAACTCAATCTTGTCTCTGTCTTCTTCGCTGAATATGTAGTTGTCTAATGAATTGTTCATCTGAATAAATTTTTAAGTTGTGTTAAGAATTTTAAATATGGCACTTGTTTAAACATAAACTTCTCTGCCTCTTCATAAGTATTAAAAACTTCTATTGAAGTTATTCCTGTTGGATTTGGTGATTCTACCACCCACATTCCAGTTTGTAGTTTTTTAGTTGTCATATACTCCTATGATTTTATTGCCCTTCTTAGACATTAGTTCACACCAATTTGAAAAGTGATAATCGTCGTTGAATTGCTTTGTGAAGCTGGTATAATTACCATAAATAGACTTCATGCTTATTGTTTTTGAATAACCTTTCATAATTTTAATTTAAATTTCTCTTAAATATTCTCTAATTCTCGATTCACTTAAATCAAGGATGTAAGCTATATCTTTAACAGATACATTATACTCTGATCTTAATAAGTTTGCTTTGTTCGCCTTGATTTGCGTATCTTCTTTTACTATTTTGCTATACTCGTTTTTACTTGAGTTCCAATTTACACCTCTCATAATGTTTAATTAAATATATCAGAAGGATGGTTGGCTTTTGTAACTGCGTGTATATGTAACCACGCTCCGTAAGTTAGCTCTGTGTAAAATAATTTTGTTTCTAACTCATTAAAAACTTCTGCCATAATAGTTGGATAATTTTCGTTTGCGTCTTTTAAACTTTTTAAATAAGGTTCTTTTAATCTCTGTACTAAATTCATAATGTTTCTATTTTAATTGTTTATATCTTTTCGGGTATAGTTTCCTTTTTTATTCGTTTATATTTTCTAATTCTAATCTTGCTTGTAAATTGTGAGCGTATCTACTATACTTATAATTTTTACCAACTTGTTTTTGTGTTTGTTCATCAATGACAATAAATTTATCATCTTGTATATAAACTTCAAATCTGTTACTGTACATAATATTTCTATTTTAATTAGACGATGCTGGAGGAATCGAACCTCTCATTTAACCATTGCATCGTTTTAATTTTTTGACTTTCAAGCATTCTCAGTCACTCTAAATTTACGCATAGCTTTAACCTCATATACCTACCTTATCGGTGGTGTTGAATCGTCGCAGGATTTCCGACGTATCCCTCTGCTTCTTAAGGAGTCTTCATACTTACCTCTTACAGAGCCACTTGCTGATACCTTGCAAGGTCTAAAAAATCATTTGTGGTATCTTAACTGATCGTGCATCGGTTTTACGCTTTATGACCTCATTTGTTTATCATAGTATCTTAGTACTACACTTTTTTGGTCTCATCGGACGGAGCTGACTTATACTCCTCTCATGTCCTCTGCACTATGTCTGAATTCTGGGTCAAAACTACGACGAATTTTCGAAACTACCAAATTTTTAACACTTTTTTTACACTTGCTGCCTTGTCATCAGGTTTGGCATACTGCTTAGCGTAACTTCCTTCCCTATAATTTACGGCACTTGGGTGCTGACTCGTGTAGATTTGCCTTGTGGCACACGTCTACTCTTGTCGTGTATGTGTTGGCAGTATTTGAAAGAACGTAGATTTGCTTCTGAAATCTGGGTCAAAACTACAACGAATTTTTCAATCTACCAAATTTTTTTTTACTTTTTTTACATTCTAATCTGTAAAGATACATACACAACACACAAGTTGTATTTGTAAATTGTTGATTCTCACTAAGTTATACGTGTGGACATGGTGTTGCAAAAGTTTATTCTACAGATCACATGGGCAGGGGCTATTCCTTGTCTCGATGCATCTAACTAGTTTTCTTTTGAAATTGTCTTAGCAACCGACACGTTTACCAGATATTGATCTGTTTCTGGATCACGCGCAACCGCACGCACACACGTACACGCACACACATACGCACGCGGGTACAGTATATGCCACAGAAAAACGCCAAAAAATCTGAGGTAACCGACTAAAAGCAAACCCCCCCTATCGAAAAAAAAGCGGTTTCCATTTTGGCTCGTCTACGTGAAATATATATATAACCTTTTACCTCTATATAACTAAACAATATATACCTTACCTTTGATGTATGGAAATACAGATTATAAACCGCATCCCTGCGGGTGTCGCAATTGGGTGGAGTTATTACTCTCCAGACGAAAATCACAACTACGAAGAGATAACCTTTCACTTGTTACTTATAGACTTGAGATTTGTTTGGTAAAACCGACACGGATATTTAAAACCGACACGGAATTGACACGGCTTAAATTATTGGTTTTTAGTACCTTATCTATAGGTGTGTCGATTGTGTCGATTTTTTTACTATTTTAGAAAAAAAAATTATATAGATAATACTATAATAATATATATATAGTATAGAGGTTTACTAACTACGACACATGTCAATAACTTTTATTTGTTTAGTTAATATCTATTTTGTATGTTTGATGTATAAAAATTGAATAGAATGAATGAACTATTTTTTGATCAAGAAGGTCGTGACAAGCTGATTAGCGGTATCGAGAAGATATCTAAGGCAGTAAAAAGTACACTAGGTCCTTTAGGAAATACAGTAATATTAGAATCACAGGTCCACACTCGTGGATTAACGGTAACAAAAGATGGTGTAACTGTAGCAAAAGCAATTAACTTACAGGATCCTGTAGAAAACTTAGCAGTACGCATGGTGAAAGAGGCAGCTGATAGAACAGCAACCTCAGCAGGAGACGGAACAACCACAGCAATCGTGCTCACAGAGGCTATTGTTGTTGAAGGTATGCGTATTATTCAGCAAAACCCTACTATAAATGTATCAGAACTTGTTCGTGAGATTAATCGTGTATCGGATTGGGTTATAAATAGTCTATCTAAAAAGTCTAAGAAGGTAACGGGGCGTACATTGAGAGATGTTGCGACGATATCTTCCAATAATGACAAGGAATTAGGTAAACTTGTTAGTAATATATACAAGATGGTAGGTCAAGACGGTGTTGTTACTGTTGAGAATAGCCAGACTAGCGATACTTACTACGAGGTTACAAACGGAATCAAGATTGATAGGGGTCATACTAGCCGATTATTCATCAATAATCAGAAAAATGACGAGTGTATCTTAGATGATGTGTATATTTTGGCTACGGATCTTGAGGTCAATAGCATTCTAAACATAGAAAACGTACTTAAGCCTATAATTCAGGGCAATAAGAAGATACTTATTATAGGTAAGTGTTCACAAAACGTAATCAACACCCTAGGGATGAACGTTGTGAAGAACGGATTAAAAATCTGTAACATAACACCGCCTCAATTTGGGTACAAGACTAAGGAATTGATGTCTGACATTGCACTTTCTGTCGGTGCTAAGTATTTTTCTGAAGATACTGGAGATGATTTAAGCTTAATTACCATGTCCGATCTTGGTCATGCACAGAAAGTTGTCGTTTCTCCGACACAGACCGTCATAGTTCGTGACGAAGATCGTTCTCAAGAGGTCAGTGAAAGAATTTCTGAGCTAAAAGAAGCTCGTGAACGAGCTCAAAACAAATCAGACAGAGATTTCATCAACGACAGGATCGCTAGTTTATCAGGTGGTGTTGGTGTGGTATATGTAGGTGGGGATTCTGATATCGAACAGAAGGAGTTATACGACAGAGTTGAGGATGCGGTGTGTGCTGTACGCTCAGCTTTAGAGGAGGGAATACTTCCTGGAGGTGGTTCGGCGTTACTACACTTCTCTAAAGATGTTTTGGAGATGAATTCTAATGCAAGTTCAATTGTTGGAAATGCAATGAGGGCTCCATTTAAGCAGATTGTTGATAACGCTGGAAAAATGTACCCATCTACCGCTGGGGCTTTCGGCGAAGGATGGGATGTCAAGAACGATAAATACGGAAATATGTATAAGATGGGAGTAATTGACCCGGCTAAGGTAACAAAAAATGCACTTAAAAATGCAGTGTCGGTTGCGACAACTATATTAACCACTAATGCAATTGTAACTTTAAAAAGATGAGAAAGTACGAAAATTTAATTTATGGATTAGGAGCTGCTATCGTTATCTTAGGGGTTCTATTTAAAATTCAAAACTGGGATTACGGGAGTCAAATCCTAACTTTCGGTATGATTGTAGAGGCTGGCATATTTATATACTCTTCTTTTACCCCTATGGGGGCTGATCCGAAGGAAATAGACAAATTTGGTGTTTACACACCATCTGTAAAGAGGTATAATGAACAAGTTGCTGTGGCAATCAACAATATTGAAGAACTCAACAAGATGTATGAGCAGCAAATAGAAGGTTTTTCTGAAACCACAGGTATGTCAGACAAACTTAAAGAAGTAAATATGCACCTTGAGTCATTGAGTTCTGTTTACCGTTCAATTCTTAAGACTATGAAATCATAATGAAAGCTATAAATAAATACATAATAATAGAAAAAATATTAGAGGAGATGAAGACCGAATCAGGCCTTCTTCTTTCTGGAGAGGATGCCAGCGAATTTAGATACAATAAAGGTCGTGTGGTTAACCCAGGAACTAACGTGGATACGGTTAAAGAGGGCGATGTTATATACTATGACAAGTCTTCTGGCCACACAATGGTAATACAGAATAAAAAGTACACGATTATTCTCGAGAGGGACGTCGTTGTTGTTCTGTAGCTTTGTTCATTCTTTTTATAGCTCGCTTATATACCTTATCGGTGTAAGGCGAGCTTTTTTTAAATATAGGGTTGCGTTGAGGTGACTCTGATATTGTCTCTTCCCCTGAAAGCTTCTTATATATACTAACGATTAGTCTTTTACCTTTATATGAAACTTCATATAGAGCAGGCTCTGATCCCTTTGCTTTTCTCCATACAGATATCCATCCATCACGAAGTAAGTCATTAAACCTTGATTTGTCCCATGAAAAGATTTCTTCATAGTCATTGAAGTATGATCTCTTGAATAATCTTTCACTGTAAAGAAATAGTAGCATTTCTAAGTCGGCGAGACCCACTTCGTGGGTCCTCTTAGCCCAATAACGGATTATGCGAAAGTATTTTAAGTAGTCGAATGTCGGTTGGCGGCGATCATAATTGATTCTAACTTTGTCGTTGTAACCCTTTGTAGGATTTTTACGCTCGTACTTTCGCCTCATTTTTCGTTTTCTCATTATAACAAATATAATAATTTTATCTATCTTTGCATAACACAAAAAAAATATTATGTATAAGAAAAGTAAACCGTGTACTGCTAAGGTAAAAAAGGGTTCTAAACCAAAGACAAAGAAAAAATATGGGTCTAAGTAGATCAGCAAAATATTATCGGGATAATCCCGAGGCCAGAGCGAAGAAAAACGCTTATCAAAAGCAATTTAATAAGAAAAAGGGTCAAAGTAAGAACAGGGCTAACCTGAACCGTCTGAACAGAGTCTTCGGAACGTATGGTAATGGAGATAAGTTAGATGTTTCTCATCGTACTGGCAAAAAAACAAGACTTGAACACCAGTCTAAAAATAGGGGAAGTAAAACAAACACATCTGGAGACAGAAGGTCCAGAGGTAAAAAGAAGAAATAAGAGTTTTTAATTAATTGTGAAGAAAAAAAGAGTAAAAGATAGCTGTTACTACAAGGTTAAGAGAACCTACAAGGTTTTTCCTAGCGCATACGCTAGTGGAGCTATAGCTAAGTGTCGAAAAGCAAAGGGTAAGAAGTAATGGCGGTACGTAAAACAAAGGAGGGCTCATCACTGAAGCGTTGGTTTAAAGAAAAGTGGACTGACGAAAAAGGAAATCCTTGTGGATCTAAAAAAGGTTCAAAGGTAAAGAAATGCAGGCCTTCTATACGTGTGTCATCTAAAACTCCAGTTACTTGGAAGCAGATGAGTTCAAGTCAAAAAAAGAAGGCTGTTGATGAGAAAAAGAGAGTAGGCATGGGCAAGAGAACAAAAAGCATTAAGAATGGCAGAAAAAAGTAAAATGAAGTGTAACCGTGTCACTAAAAGTGACCGTTCAGGAAAGAAAAAGATGGTTAAGGCTTGCTCTGGTGGCAAGGAAAAATTGATTCACTTTGGAGCTTCTGGATATGGGCATAACTACTCTTCTGCTGCTAGAAAATCATTTAAAGCTAGACACAAGTGTTCAACAGCTAAAGATAAGTTAACGGCAAGATATTGGTCCTGTAAACATTTATGGGCAGGTAAAGGAGGAAGCACCAAGTCTTCTCCAAAATCAAAAAAAGGAAAATATTAAAGAATGAGAAGCAGAGGTTTAGGAGATACAGTAGATAAAATAACTACGGCGACAGGCATCAAAACTATAGTTAAAAAAGTAACCAAAGGCGGTTGTGGGTGCGAGAAGCGAAGAAAAAAATTGAATGATCTTTTTCCTTATGTTAAATAACTGATTATGAAGTGGTTAGAGAAAGTGAAGGATTTGTTTTGGTATTCGGACAGTGAACCGAACGAGGTGCTTATTGCATTTTGCCACGTTATTGCCTTACCATCCTCTATGATTATGGAGTTTCACAACCCTAACCCTTTGTTTATTTTGGGAGGTATTTTTACTGGATTGTTTCAGTTGTGGGCAGTTATACTTAATGGATCTTTAAGGTACCGTTTAATAGCAGTTCAGCTCGCTTCTATAGTAGCAATTATGACGGTTATTAATCTTTGCTTAGAGGGCTTAATGGAAGGTTCTCGTACAGGGTGGGTAATCATACTTGTATTTGCTTTTTGGAACACAATAAGGGTATTTAAAGAAAAAACAGAGAGAGATAATGGATGATTACGTACAAATAATAATAACAATAGCAGGTGTTTTAGGTTCCGCTTCTTTATGGAAGTATCTTGAGGCTAGATTAAAAGCTAATAGTCATAATAAAAAAGTTGAATTTGAAAATAACGATACCGTGCAATATAGAGATGACTTGAAAAACAGAGTTAGAAACTTAGAGTCTATGTTAGCTAACAGTTCAAAAGAGAAAGACGAACTTAGGCAACAGGTGTTAGATTTAGTAGCTGAGGTTAATGCTTTGAGGGTAAAGGTTGATTATCTTGAGAAAGAGAATGAAAGACTAAAGAATTTAAAGTGAAACATATAGATAAAATAAGTAAACATATAAATTTTAATGAAGCTACGACTTCTTATACAGCAAAAAGAAGGGGGATAGATAATACTCCTGATGCCTATCATATTTCTAATATGGAGGTATTGGCTGAGCAAATATTTGAACCACTTAGAGAGTGGGTTGGAGGTCCAATAAAAATTAACTCTATGTTCAGGTCTGAAGACTTAAATGTTGCTATTGGAGGAAGTAGATCTTCACAGCATATGCAGGGTAGAGCTATGGATATCGATGATACGTATGGTTATAAGACTAATGCTGAAATGTATGATTACATTAAGGAAAACTTAGACTTTGATCAGTTGATATGGGAGTTTGGAAATAACAAAAATCCAGATTGGATACATGTTAGTTATGTTTCTGAACATGAAAATAGAGGAAGATGCTTGAAAGCCTATAAAGAAGATGGCAAAACAAAATATGAGTTAATATGAGCAAAAAACCATTTAAAGATACTAAAGTCGGAAAGTTTATATTAAAGAAACTCCCTGGATTTGTTGGTGATGTTTTACCAGAAAAGGGTGTATTGGGAATTGTAAAAAACCTTATCGACAACGATAAAGATATAAGTCCAGAAGAAAAGACTAGGATGCACGAAGAGCTTGTTCAGTTGTATGAGCTTGAGGTTGCTGACAGAGACTCAGCTAGAAAGCGTGAGGTAGAGAAGGCTAAAATTGGGGGGTTTGATTTGATGTTCAACCTTACTGGAATTATTGGATTGTCTGCTTTTGCGTTTATAATATATGCAATTGTATACCTGGAGGTCCCAGAGAACAACAAAGAGGTTTGGATACATCTTATTGGTATATGCGAAGGAATTGTTCTTAGTATTTTCGGATACTTTTATGGAAGTGCAGTTAGAAAAAACAAACAGTAGATGACAAAGATTAAAATATATCCTATAGACACTAATATTAGTGGCAGTGACAAATGGATTGGTACTGATTCTGAAACTAGCAACAGGACAAAAAACTTTACAGTCTCTGCTTTAGCTGACTATTTTAATAATACTAGTCAAATAAATCTATCTAACTCTTTAAAATTTAAGTACGATACTGTTGAGGTTGGAGATCCTAGAGCTAGCGGTAGTTTTTCTTTCTCAAGTGAAATAGGCCCAACTGTAAACTTTTCTGAAATATCTAACCTTTTATTACATCAAAGCACATCAAACGGAAAGTATGTTGTAGAGTTGATGAATGCTTTAACTGGTAATATTGTTATGATCAGTAAGGTCGATGATCCAAATAAGTTTGCTTTTTACAAGATTACTTCTTACATTCAGAATGAAACTGAAACACAGTTCTATAACACAGTTCTAAGTTACATTCAAGGTAATGGAGCTATCGAGGAAGATGAATATTATTTTGTATCTTTGATACAATTTGACAGTGAAAGTGACAAGGAGCACATACATCCACAAGGTACTGCGTCTGCTGTTTGGAAAATAAAACATAACTTAAATAAGTTCCCTTCGGTTACTTCTGTAAACATCAATAACATAGAAATAAAAGGAGAAATAGAATATATAGATGAAAATAACTTAACAATAACTTTTTCCGCTGGCTATTCAGGCAAAGCGTATTTAAACTAACAAAAAAAATGGCTATACATTATTTAAACAGTATTGACTTAAACAAAAACGAGCTGCAGCATGCAGTTATAGAAAACCAAGGGAGTGATGCGTTAGCAGGAACTGGGGCAGACGGTCAACTTTATTTTAATACAGACGATAACGTACTAAAAATATGGAAAAACGGAGGCTGGTCCAATATAGACAGTACTGTAACTTATGATTTGGCAACTGCTGATACAGGTACCGCAATTACATTAACTGGTAGTGACTCGACAACAGATTCAATTACAATATCAGGTACAAGTTCAGAAGTAGAAGTAACTAGACAAAGTGGAACCGAATTAAAAATTGGTCTTCCAGATGACGTAACTATTTCTAGCCAGTTGGTTGTAGGTACAACCTATGGTACTCAAGCGCCTGTTATACATGCTAAATCAGGAGGCTCTGGTGCTAACTTGTATTTAGAAAGTTTTGCTAACTCTGCTGATGATGGACCGGATTTAGTAATGTACAGGAACACGGCTCCTCACGCTGCTGGAGATTATTTAGGTAGCTTAAAATTTAGAGGAGAAGAGTCTGCAGGTGGGTATAGTGTAGATTACGCTACCATGAGTGTTGTAATGACCAACACTGAATCAGCTTCAGTTGTATTTGACGCAGCAACTCCTAATACAAATAGAGCAGCTCTTTTCGCTATTCACGGAGATGAGGATGAAGGTGGAAAAGTGATTGTAAATCCAGCATCTGCGACAACGATTCCAACTCATACATTAGATGTAAATGGTGACGCTAATATTAGCAGTAATCTAGAGGTTGGTGGAAACTTACTAGTAGAGGGTAACTTAACAGTATCAGGAACTACTACCTATGTAGACACCCTAAATGTTCTCATTTCTGACAACATTATCACTTTAAACAGTGACGCAACAGGTACTCCCATAGAAGATGCTGGTATTGAAGTAGAAAGAGGTGATGAGACTAATGTTAGTTTAGTTTGGGATGAATCTGCAGATAGATGGACATTCACAAATGATGGATCTACGTTCTATAACATTCCTATCTCTTCTGAGTATGATAATTTTAATTTTAGTATAGGTGTTTTAGGTAATTTTCAAGAAGTATCAGACGGAGGCTTTGTTTCTTTCAACCAAGGAGGAGGATTAACTGTAGCAATTAGCGGAGATGATTCGATTACATACTCTCACGCGGACACATCAAACCAAGCTTCTGTAAACAATTCAGGTAGAACCTATATACAAGATGTTACATTAGACGAATATGGTCACGTTACTGGATTAGTTTCTGCAACAGAAACAGTAGTAGATACAAACACTCAACTATCCACAGCGGCAGCATTGATTGACGTAAGCGCAATGGGCAGTAATAAAACTGCCTCCTTTTTGCATGACTTAGGTTCTAAAAATTTAATTGTACAGTTATATGATGTGACAACAGGTGAGGTTGTTTTTGCAGATATCGATCACGATGATACTGATAATATTTCTATTATATTTGCATCTACTCCTCCTAATGATATTAGAGTGGTTGTAATTGATGCTAAAAATGGACTTGCAGATAAGACTGTAACTTATTCATAATAATTAAATTAAATGGCGAATAGATTCCTTAATAATATAAGAATAAACGACGAGTACACTTTGCCTGAAAATGATGGTAGTGCTGGTCAGGCAATAGTAACAGATGGTTCTGGTAATCTAAGTTTCGGCAGCGCAGTGGCTTCATCAGCTGAATCAAGCGAATCTATACATATTACTGTAAAAAATACATCTGGAGCTCAAATTACCAAAGGTACCCCTGTATATGTTACGGGAGAAACTGGTAATTCAGGTAAAATTGAAATTGCTCCAGCAGATGCATCAGATGAAAGCAAAATGCCAGCTCTAGGTATTCTTGAATCTACGCTTAGTGATAACGCAGAAGGATTTTGTGTTCAAGGAGGTTTACTTGAAGGATTAGTTACTGATACTATTGATGGTACTTCTACAACTGCAAATGATACTGTATATATAAAACCAGGTGGTGGTCTTACAATGACAAAACCTACTGGAGCTAACTTTATACAAAATATAGCTAAAGTAGCTAGAGTTCACGCTTCTAACGGATCTTTAGTTGTTTCTTCTATACTTAGAACAAACGATGTACCAACCCCGTTATATATAGACCATGATAACCAGCGTTTAGGTATCGGGGAGCCTAGTCCAAGTCAAAAATTTGCTGTTGCAGGAAATCAACATTTAACAGGAGATTTAAGGTTAGGAGCTAGCTCTAGTGCTACAGGAACAGGGATAGTAAAATCTTCAAGTGGTGTTTTATCTTTATTTACTTGGGGTGATGCCACTAATATACAAATAGGAGGAAGTGATGTAATCTTTAAACCAGAATCAGGATCAGAAAGAATGCGTATCACTTCTGCAGGCAACGTCGGGATTGGTACTACTAGTCCTACTGGTAAGTTATTTGTAGGTTCTGACTATAACACTTCATATGGAGGTACAAATCTGTATGTAAAGAGCATCATCGGGAGAACTGATTATGATCCACAAGTAGTAAACACATCCGACTTAGGTATAACAATTTCACAAACCTCTACAAACACTGCAGGCCCAGACAAGGTTGGTGTTACGTTGTACAACGATGATATTACTCCCGGAGGATTTACTCCAATGTTGTTGTTTGCAAAAAGAGAAACAAACCCAAGTAATTTTAAAGCCGCTACCGCAGCAATATATTCTAGGTCTCCTTTAGGCACTGGAAACGGCGACAGTTGGATTGATGGGGAGCTAATATTTGCAACAGCGGGAGGTGCTAGCCAGGGTGTTAAGCAGCGAATGGTTATTGACAAGGAAGGCAACGTCGGGATCGGAACGACTAGTCCTACTCAAGCTAAATTAGTTGTTAATACTACATCTTTAGTTGCAAGTGCTTTCGGTAGAGACGGTACTGATGGAGATGTTGTGCAAATATATAATGGTTTAGTAGGTTCTACAAAAATAATAGCTTTAGGGGCTAGTGGTAATGATGGGACTATATATAGTCAATTTGGAAATTTACTTTTACAGCCAAGCGCAGGCAACGTCGGGATCGGGACGGATAGTCCTAGTGCTAAACTTGATGTTAATGGCGCTGGTAATTTTTCAGGTGGTACGGTTGTATCTGGTATTGATACAAATACAAGTGTAGGTGTGGCAATAGCAAAAGGTGACTATTTATATTCTAACGATGGAAGTTACTTAAGAAAATTAATTGGGCAACAATCGGGGGGGTCTATTGACATTGGCCAGCAAGGTACAGGTTTAATTTCTAATATAAACTTTTTCCCAGGAACAAGTGGTAATATTGATTTTTTTGGAAGTGGATCTATAGATATGCGTGTTGCTTCCTCAGGCAACGTCGGGATCGGGACTACTAGTCCTGCCGAAAAACTACACGTTGCAGGAAACTTATTGTTAAATAATTCAGGTGAAGGTTGGATAAAAGGCTATGACAATTATCATTCTATAAAATTCCGCGCAGGAGGTACTAATAAAACAGAGTATTATGAATATGGTGGTACATTGGCAGCAGGTCTGGGTCATAAATTTTTTACTGGAGGAACAACTAA